CCATCACTCATCATCACATTATCATTCAAATCTCTCAGTTCTTTGATTCTTAAAGCACTTGGCATTCGTTACTCTCCTGGTGGTACTGGCCAATTAACATTTGTAAGATTTCCATTTTCATCTAATTGTGGTTCACTGTTTGCAGGCAAGTCTCTCAATGCTTGGCAGTAATCAATCCATTCTTGACTTGGTGTTAGGTCACTACGAAAGCGCCAATCGGTTTGTTGAATTAAACGGTCTCTTTCAATACGGAGAAGACGTAGTGGTTCGGCTGCTTCTAGTTCTGCAATTTTTGCTTGGATTTCTTCTTCTGTTGGTTGTGGTCTTTCATAGTCATTCCAAATAACTTGAGTTTCATTTATTATAATAAATTTGGAATTAGGTCTAAGACGAATCATTGCATCTGAAATAGAATACTTCATTGCTTTACCTCAAATAATGTAATAGTTGACCTCATTCTACTTGCATTATACCATTGATTGTTAGAAAATCTTAATGAGCGATTTATAAAAAATCGTTGATTTGCCCAAGCATTTGCTGTTCCTGAACGTACCATGACTTGATATCTTACACTAGATGTAGTTCCTACATTAGAATCTTCTCGTATATTTGAACCATCAAAATGAGATAAATTGGATGAATTTTGAATGTCTATATATGTTCCAAAATCACCATATCCTCTCCCACCATCTTGATTGTATCCTGATAAAATTGTTCCATTTTTACCAATAGCAAATCTAGGCGCACTATCATTTACTGCTCCAGGGTCAGCACCATCTCCATAATCTGCATAATGGGCAGTATACATAATCATTATTTTACTATTAGAAAATTTTGGAACAATATCACAATAAAGATTTGTTATACCAGTCCAATCATTCACACCAGAACTAAATGTATAATTATTGTCATCTACGGTGTGTAACACTTGCAATACATGACCAGCAGGAAACACAACATTACTTGTCAATGCTCCATCACTCATCAACACTTGGTCATTCAGTCTTCTAATTTCATCTGTCTTGATTATACTTGTTGCCATTTATACTATCGTCCATGTTGAGCCTACCGGCACTGTGATGATCACACCATTTGCAACTGTCACAGGTCCAGCAGTTAAAGCATTCTTGTTTGTAGTAATAGTGTATGATGATGTTAAAACTACATCATTTTCGAAAAAATTAGGATCAGTTGAACCTTGTGAAGTATTTAACCATTCAGTGCCATTATAAAACTTTATGACATTATCAGTGGTATTATAATACAATTGTCCTGTATTTGCTGATGCAGGATCGGAAGATAAATTTTCTAAAACAATATCTCCTCCTGAAACATTCAACCATTCAGTACCATTATAAAATTTTATTACATTATCAGTAGTATTATAATACAATTGTCCTGCTGTGGCTGATACAGGATCGGAAGATAATTGTTGCAATTTAATATCAGTATTTGATATTGAAATTGAAGTATTTACACTAGATGATAATATTTCATCTATATAAAGTTTTGCTGGCATTATTTTTCTCCCGGTGGTACTGGCCAATTCACATTGATCAACTCTCCATTATCATTCAGTGCATTGATAGAATTATTTCTCCATTGAGGATATAATATGTCAAGTGCAAGTTCTCTAAAATTCATGAATACATACCTACCATAGAATTATAAATGTTTCCAACTTGTGCTGAGGATAAAGTGTTGCCGTATATTGCTAAATATGATATTTTACCTTCCCAGTATTCAGCAGAAGCACTATTAGAACCCAAATTCCAACCAGCAGCGCCTCCGTGACCGCCGCCTCGGTTGTTCATAGTTTGAGAAACATTATTTAAATATATTTTATGATTTGTGTTATTGGAACCATAAACTACCCATGTTATGTTATGCCACGTATTTGCTGTCATTGTTGAAGAATTATATCCAGTTCCCCAATGATTAGTGCCTCCATACATCAATGCAATTTCTCCTTCAGCAACCCAACTATCGGTTATTCCTAAACTAACTCTTTGTCCTCCTATGCTCATGTTTAATATTTGATTAAAACCAACTGGGTCCCACGAATCAGTAGTGAACCAAACTGTAACAGTAAAAGGATATCCACTTACAATTGAACTTAATGAAAATGTATCATTGCCATCAAAATTAAAATATCTATCTGTAGCATTATATGTTGGACCGCCATTGCTAACTGCTGAAAGATTATTGTCTCTTAAATTTTTCCATCTTACATTGCTACTATCATGGATTGCACTATAACTATCAGGATGTTTTGCATCTAATTCAAATATTAAATCTCCTTGTACAGGATTATAAGAATTTTTAGAATTAACCCAACCTATTCCATTATAATATTCTAATATATTAAAATCTGTATTTATTCTAATATCACCAATAGCAGCTGCTGCTGGCCTTTGTGCTGTTGTTCCATGAGGAAATTTTATATTAGCAGACAACACACCATCACTCATCATCACATTGTCATTCAAATCTCTTAGTTCATTGGTAGAAATTTGTGATAAGGTTAAACTTCCTGGCATTATTGTTCCTCAGGTGATAGTGGCCATGTAATATTTGTTAATTGTCCATTTTCATCAAGTTGTGGGTCTGCTGTTCCTGGTAAATCTCTGAGTGCTTGACGATAGTCTAGCCATGCTTGTTTGTCTGGATTTGGATAGTCAACAGTGGCTCTCCAATCTGTTTGCTGGATTAAAAGGTTTCTCTCAATACGAAGAAGTCTCATTGGTTCGGCTGCTTGCAGTTCTGCGATTTTTGCTTGGATTTCTTCTTCGGTTGGCATTGTAATATCTTTTGAAAGCCATTCAATTCCATTATATGTATTACCTTGAATATTAAATTGAGCACCTGTGTCTTTTGTAATTTCTATCAATGCATTGATAATATCAATCATGATTGCACCTCAAAAATTGTCATTACAGATTCTCTTTCATCATTAAAAGATGCTGGACCATTGTATTCAATATATGAATCAGAAGTACTGTTATTATATTTGTAACCATATACTTTAAAATTAACTGTTGTTTCTGCTAAAATACCAGTTAAATTTATTTCACGTATTACGCTTATTGTTGCACCATAACTCCACCATCCTGTGACATAACTTCTCATATGTAGCCCTGTTGGGTCTGCGTATGTAGTAGAAGCCGCATAAGAACCTGTTCTATCATCATAGATTTTAGTCCAACCAGTCGTATCAACTCCAGTTTGTTCTTCAAATACCCATGCTTGCATATGATATTGAACATAAAGTTTTGCGTTATTGTTTACTGTTATATGGTCGCAATTAAGATTAGTTGGTGTCCAAGTCCGATACGATGAAACAGTAGTTTTATTTGTTGAGGTGTTTTGTAGTGTATTATGTGATATTTTTATTATATGCCCAGCAGGGAACACCACACCACTATCCAAAGTTGTATTCTGTAAAGTAACAGTTCCGGCACCCTCTACACCACTGTGACTTGCGATTATGTTTCCGCCTACTTTGAGTTGTCCTGCCATTACTTGTTTATCCTAACTAATAACTTCATATTCATAACTAAGAATAATACATGGAGGATAGTATCTCCATTGTTTATCCGCCCTGTGAGACAATCTTATTTTGATTGGATTTGTGTTTTGCAAAGTATAATACCCAAGTGTGCCGCCTCCACCTACACCAAAATCAGTTCCATCATAGTGATAAAAATGTGTTAGATGGTCTACAGACATATTCATCCCATTTACATCACTCGCAACATTTATAAATGTTGTTCCATTATCCTGACTCATTAAAAATGTAGAATATAATCTTCCATCATTAAAGTCAATATAACCAGAGTTATATCCATGTATAATAAGTAAATTACCAGATTTTATTGGTGTATAATCTAACTCAACAGCAGAGTTTCCCCATGAAAAACTATTACTATTCATGAAGTTATTGTTAAGAGGAGTGCCAGTTGCAACTTTGTCTATCTTTACTAGTTTATTATGAAATGAGACATCATTTAAACTTATCTCATCCGTCTCCGAATTGTGAATTGCTAATACTTTTCCACCAACTCTAAGAGTGCCTGCCATTATGCTTCCTCACTATATACTGGCCATTCAACACCTGTGAGATTACCATTCTCATCTAGTGCTGGATTGCTGTTTGCTGGTAAATCTCTAAGTGCTTGGCGATATGCTAATTGTGCTGGTGTAGCAGTACGGTCTGGAAGCACCCACCAATCTGTTTGCTGGATTAAACGGTCTCTTTCAATTCGGAGAAGTCGGAGTGGTTCGGTTGCTTCAAGTTCTGCGATCTTAGCTGTAATTTCTTCCTCGGTTGGTGTTACCTGTCCATCGTGATAAATAATATCACCTCCATATTTTTGTGTGATTGCACCACCAACTAAACTGCGGATTGCGTCAATTTTTTCAATCATATTTTCACCTCGTAGGCTAACAGTGAAACAGTTGCACCCTGTCGTGCTAACTGTGTTGTGTATGATACATATGACCTTAGATATATTTGATAATAATACGTTGTATCCGCCAAATAGCTTCCAGTATCAATCCAAGTCGAATGTTGCGACCAATAAGTATTGGTAGCACCAGGGTAAAAATATGAACTTTGATCATCAGTTAAATCTGTTGCACTCGCATATGTAGTTGATGATGCTGTTGACCTACCAACAGTCCAGATAGTAATAGCACTAATATTACCAATCATTCGAGCGAACCCTGTGTAAAATTGGACAACAATTCTAGAATCCGATGATGATAATTTTGTTGTTAGGGAAACCTCTATACCTGTTTCTTGGTAACTGGTACTACTAGTTTCAATTGATGACGCAACTCCATTATCAAAAAACGGAATTGAATGTGAGATAACATGCCCAGCAGGAAACACCATATTCGACATATCAACATTCTCACTCATGCTCAGTTTACCACTGACATTATCGTGACTTGCGAGTACTTTTCCGCCTACTGTAATACTTCCGCTCATCTTATATCCAATGTTCCTGTTACGTTTACATCACCTGTGACGCTGATGGAATTAAATACTGTTAAATTACTGGTAGTAGGAACAGTCAAATTACCACTGACAGTAATTGGCCCAACAAGTAATGCACTATAATTTTCTGTAATAGTGAGATCATCAGAATATGTTGTATCATGCATCATTAGTTTACTTTGAAGATTATCTACGTATAGTGTTCCTGACATAATGTATTTATTCTCCTACTGGTTGTTGTTCTGGTTCATCTGCTGATTGAATTACCAGTGTTCCTGCTTCTACTTGACGCATGATTTCTGCATAGTGGCGGTTGCCATTAGTTAGTGGTACAAAAACATGATCTTCATCTATAATCGCAAAAATAGATTGAATTGCAAAATCTGTTTCACCTTCTGGTGTATATCCTCTATATTGCGCAAATGTAATATTCATTTTTTCGGTTCTCTTTTAAAGTTCAGCATCTGCCCTTACGTTTGTACAAACAAATGTATAAAAGTTGGAATTGTTTGTTACGTTTGAAGTGGCGTGAAACCCTTTTCTATCAGCAGTAAAACTTTCTGTCGCTGATGTAGTAGAAGAAGCATTGAGTTCCCTGACAAAAATACCTTGATGTGACATAGCGGGAGCATCTCTCATTTCCACTGGGAAGATAAATGCTTGAGATTCATAATAGGCATTTTTATGTAAAAAAATACGATTATATGGCATTCCAGCATCTCCTCTGAAATTTTGAAAATATCTCTGACACAAACTTAGTTCCATCCCAATATGCCGATGCTCGAAAGGAGTCGGAACTGTGCTTTCTTCCAACTGGACTTGTGCAATATCAAAGGTTCCAGATTGTTGTCCTAGTGAATTGGTTCTGGAGTTAAAATCACTTCCTGCATCAAACCAAAAAAGTAATTGGAAATAATCATTACCATCTGAACCAATTGTTTTTCCACTAATAGATGGGATTGAAACCGTTGCTGTAAACTTTTGCCAAGAGGTTGTTAAGTTGTAAGTAGTAACATGAATTTCTTCTTCAGTGGTAGATGGTGAACCTCCTGTTCCAAAATTCCTAGTGAACTCAGTTGCAATATTTTTATTAGAATCTGCTTTAGCCCAGAAACTCAATGTGACTGTTTGTCCTGCTAAAGAAGAAACATCTTCGATTCTTTGCATTAATCTGCCACTATTTCCTGATCCAGAAACACTTGAAACTGCATATCGAAAATAATATTTGGGATTTCCAGGAACATCTGTTTGTCCAAGTGTGAACGATTGTTGTGATGCTGTCAATGTTGAGCCCGATGCAAAACTCCTCCATCTATCTGCACTCCCATACCCATTACTTGTTTGGCTTGTTCCTCTTTGCCAAATGTCAAAGTTCCCATTGATGATCTTGTTTCTAAAAGTATAGTATGCGCTAGGAGCAACAGAAGAACCAAAAGTAGCAACACCATTGTTTTCACTGATTATGGTGTTACCACTGGTGTCTACCAACTTATGAGAAAGTTCAACACCTTGGCCACTATTTGCTTCTTGTATTTTATCAACTTTTAGTATTCCTGCCATTATTGTTCCTCAGGTGATAATGGCCATATGACGTTTGTTAATTGTCCATTCTCATCAAGTTGTGGTTCTGCTGTTTCTGGTAAATCTCTGAGTGCTTGACGATAGTCTAGCCATGCTTGTTTGTTCGGGTGTTGGTAATCTGCCAAACCCCAAGGTGTGTCTGTTTTCTCTAATAAGGAATTTCTTTCTTTTTTCAATAAATCCATAACTGAAACTCCATGTACTTCTAAAAACTTAACAATACCTTCTGCTTTTGTCATTTTTTCTTTCCGTATAAAGTACTTACTTCTGTCGTATTCAGTGTTTTATTAAAAATTCTAATATTAGAAATCATTCCTTTCATAGCATATGTAGCAGATCCTGGTTGGGTAGATGCTGTTCCAACATATATAGTATTGTTTAGTGTTGTTCCTGATGAACCTCCTGAAGTTCCATAATCAACATTGTTCACATATAAATTATCTACAGTAGCATTTGCAGTCCATACTATATGGTATATTTTGTTATTTAATAGTTGAGGAGTACCTGCAAATGTATAATAGGAACCAGAATCATAATTACGCAATTGACTTTGATAATTTGCTAATTGACCTTGACCATCATTTTGGTTGCCTAAAATAAAAATTGCATCTGTTTGAATGTTGGTTGACCACATCCAAAAAGATATACTAAATGTTGTGATGTTAATAGCAGGAATCGAAAAATACGTTGTACCATTAAATAACATTGATGTTTTGTCTGTAATATCATCTAACAAACTAGGACCAAACATATCATATGTACCGTTAACTATAGTACCATTATAATTACCCATTACATCATCTACACTAAAATTAGAAAAATTATAAAATGCTATTTGTGAAGAGTCTCCAAATGGGTCTGTTTCCGAGAAATTTTTAATATTAAAAGATGATATGTTCTGTAAAGTCACCTCTCCACCACTCTCACTCAATACCGCAGTAGTTCCATCACTTTTTGTGATCGAATTTCCAGAAGAATTGAGTTTAAGAGTACTACTACTAATTGTTCCACCGTGAATCTTATCGCCAGAAATTGATCCAGAACTATTAATAATCTCTGATCCACTTGAATTTTTGAGACTATGAGAAAGAGTTATTCCACTACCTTGTGTTTTTTCTGATAACTGGTCTACTTTTATTATGCTTGCCATATTATACTATCGTTAAATTGCCATTTACAGTAACTACACTATTTATTGTGAGAGGTCCAACCATCATTGCGTTTTCATCAGCATCAATGGTAACATCATTATTCAAACTGCTAGGATTGGCAACACCAAGATGATGTGCTTTGTCTCCTCTTGTAAAATGACTATCACTTCTAAATCCAGGAGTAATAATTTCTACCGCCACAACATCATTTGCAGTTCTTCCAGAAGCAAAGGTAACACGATTGTTTGTGTAATCTAGTGTATAATCTATTTCTGATAATTTTAAACCATTTAAAAATACATTAATTCTATCACTTGCTTTTATATTACTATTCAGCTGAAATATTGTCTGACTAGCGGTACTAGTGAAACTCTCTCTTACATAACTACTACGGGCTAGGTCTGTAATTTCATTTTCACCTACCAAACTTATTGTATCACCAAGTTCAGGTGCTATTGCAAATGTAATATAAACACCAGAATCATTTATGGTATAATCATTATTTTCTGTGAGTTTTATACCATTCTGATAAACTGACACAAAATTTCCAGTATATTGCACACCAAAAACTGTTCTTGTACCATCACCAGTGTATGTTTTATGATCAGCAATTGTTTCTGATGTTGGTTGATTTCCTATGAATGGCATTATGTGTTCTCACAACTTATGGATTTTAATTCTTCTACAGAACTACATGTATCAACTAAATTTGTAATATCACGCAATCTTTGTTTTTCATTTACAATATTGGTAGTTTCGATTCCCTGTTCCATTGCCCTCATGTAATCTACATCTAATTGCTCTAGCAAAGGTTTTCTCTCTTCTCGGAGTCTATCTTTTTTAATTTCTTTTGCTCTATCTATGTTAATAGTAATCATTTATGCTCCATAACCATCTGGATTTGTAAAGTCTGCTTGCCAGGCATCTCTGAATTCACGGTCTGCTGGTAGTTCACTTGAATCAATTATAAGATAAGGTACTCCGGTCGGAACGTCTTTAGCACAGATTTGTTCAAAACTAAGTGAGCAATTAGGAGCAGGTACAAGTACACTAATAGTTGTCTCATTGGGGAAAATTGCTAGTTTCATTTGAATTCCTTTGGGTTAGCGGAAGATCGTTACGTTCACAACATCCAAATCAAGCAGTGTTGGATTTAGTGATGGTGTCCCATAAATTGCACTTAAAATCCTTATGCTGCTAGTTGAATAAGAGTCTGCGGCATTATCAAACGAACCGTTTCCCCTTGGGCCAACAGATGAGCCTCTTCGGACATTACCGCTTTCCATGCTACCAGAGCAAACTACAGAATAATTTGTATCAGGCATTGCAGTCGTAAAATTTATGGTATAGTCGCCTGGTCCGTTTTCGTAAATTGAACTTATATTCCCAGAATCACGGATTGCACTTGTACTAGGGTTTGGACTAAAAGCATCAGTCCCATTAAAATTGACCCAAGCCCTACAAGCATAAATTGGAGCACTTCCACTTGCATTCAATGCTGTTTTTATTCCTGCATGATTTGCAGGAAATGATAAAGAAGTATCTGCATTTGTATTTTTTAATGATACAACTCCATTTTCCTTCTTAATTACTTCAGTTCCATCAATTGTTAAACTTGCATTAGACATTTATATTATCCTGTGAGATTTAAATTTCCGGTCGATCCAATAACAACATTCGATGTGACATTTAGATTATTTACAACATTCAAAGTTCCATTTACTGTAATATTCGGAACTGTCACAGGTCCTGAAAGAATAGCTGAATAATTTTCTGGAACAACAATATCATTAGTATATGTCTTTGTATTTATTCCAACAAGTATACTTTTATCTTTTGCTACTGATGCCATTACTCTCCTCTAACAGGCCAATTATCAAAAATTAAATTACCCTGATCATCTAGTGTAGGTGCTGAAATATTTCCTGACTCTATTTCCTGTGGAAGATCTCTGAGTGCGTTTCTGTATGTAATTAATTCTGTGCTATCAATGTTGCGTTCAGTGTTGCGCTGAATTTCCCAATCTGTTTGTTGCAGTAAACGGTCTCTTTCAATACGTAGCAATCGTAGTGGTTCGGCTGCTTGGAGTTCCGCTATCTTTGCTTGGATTTCTTCTTCGGTTGGTTGAGTTTGAATTGAATCTGCCCAAAATAGTTTACCTCCACGTATTGACCATTCTGCATTAGGTCTTAGATTATGTAAGGCATCAATTATAGATACGGTCATACCCTTATCTCCATGACTGTCATATTTAATGCTGTGTATAGTTGGGTTCCGCTACCAACTCTCCCACCAAACCATGAATAAGTTCTTTGAACACCAACTGTATGGTCTTGATGTTTATCCATGTAGGCATATTGACCTGGATACCATAAGTCTCCTCCTGTATTATTGAATAATCCATAATGTGTATACCACATATAGTTTCCATCATTATACGCATTTGTTCCTGCTCCACTCCAGTTTTTAGTAAGTAATATTTGACTTCTGTATCCTGTGTTAATTCCAAATCTTCCAGATAAAGTAATATAAAAATAACTTGTTGAATGTATAGGGGTTATACTGGTTTCTATTAAAGGTAATAATGATGTGCTATTATATGAAACCGTTTCAGAAATTTGTGGTGGTGAGGCGTCAAAATTTTGATTATTTGTATCCGATAAATTCGTAGATTGTACTTGTATTATATGCCCAGCAGGAAACGTAGCATTTGCCAATACATCATTGTGCATTAAAACATTTCCACCTATCAACGGCTCATCGTTACCTGTCTGTGTTACTACTGTTTTTCCGTTAAGTATGATGTTTGCCATTATGCTGCTATCTCTGTTATTGTAAATACACCAAATCCACCTCTATCATACACCCACCATACAGCATTTGACCCCGAATATCTTTTAAATCTTATAACATAATTTAATGTTGTATTTGCAGAAACATTAGGAATGTCATAGGCAATTATAGTTCTACTACCTCCATGATTAGAAGAACCATATATAATATATCCAGTACCGTCAGCAGGTCTGTTTATATCTACATTATCTGTATTCGGGTTTCTAACAAACCAAATTTCTGCTCCTGTAGCGGTTTCTGTATAAACATATGGACTTTGTGCAACAAGATGAATTTTTGAGTTATTATGTTTAGTGGTAATTGATAAATCATAAAATGTACTTGTTATAGTATTTGAGTTGCCAACTAATTCATCACCATTGTTCAAAGTTCCATTACCAATTCGCTCATTTTTAATTACAGTTTGAATAATAGTACCACTTGGAACCCCAGCACCAAACTCTGGTTTATCACTTCCACTCTGAGTAAATATTGTTTGATTGCCTAAACTGAGTGTTGCCATTATGCTGCTATCTCCATTACAGTTATAGTAGAAACATGTCGTTGGTCATATGTATTTGTATTTCTGTCAGGTTCAGACCTATTAATATACAGTGTAGGACTACCTTCATTGTCAAATCTTGATGATGCTTTTATTTTGTAAATTCTTTCAGATGTATCATTAACTGGTACTAATAATTGTCCTGTTACATTAACCATTAATCCATGATTTGCAGAATCATCATCTTGATGTGAAAAGTGTAAAAATCCTCTGGGCCTGCTTCCCGCAGCATCGGCAAGACCAAGTTCTATATCATCTTGAAATAATCCTATATGTCCAACAAAATATGTAGAAACTGCCCAAATACAACAATTTATCAACACATTACTTGATGCGAATTTTGGTGTTATTGTTACAGATAAATTCGGAACATCAACATAATAACCTAAATTTGTACTAAAATCATCAGTTTTTAATCCTTGTTTAACTTGTAGTATACACCCAGCAGGAACCCCAGTACCAAACTCTGGTCTATTGTTTTCACTCTGAGTAAATAGTTCGTAACTGTTGAGTTTGAGTGTTGCCATATTTTTACCTAAAAATTACCAAATTACAATCATGAACATCATATGCAGTATTATTATGCGGATATCTAAATTGCATTACTAAAGACCCTGCTAATTTGTTTGCCGGTCTTGTGTCAGCCCATATTGATGTATACACACCAATTTGTCCTCCAGGTCCAAAATTGTTTGAACCATCCGCAAGACAATGTAACACTGCATAATTAGCATCAGGCATTGGTGTAGCGAAATAAATTTGATACGTTCCGGTGGTTGTACGAACAACCTTTGATACATTTCCAGAACTTTCTATGTCGCAAAGGTTCTCCCCATTGATATTTGTATAAGTTCTTCCTGACCAACACACAAATGCTCTACAGCCAAATAAAGGTAAAGATGTATTATCTGCATTTGAAATTGGTCCCTGTAGTGAATTAGTATCAAGTTCTGTAAAACTTTTGTTTAAAACACTATTATTCATTACAGGTGTATTCGTACCCACCTGTGTTAATACTGTCTGTCCATTCAGTGTTAAATTACCCATTCGTTATCCAATGATGTTGAGTTGTCCATTAGCACCAATTTCTATATCTCCTGTTATATTTATTTCTGATACTACATTTAGATTGCCATTTACAGTGAGATTAGGAACAGTCACAGGTCCAATCATTAATTGTGAATAACCTGTCTCTGCAACTACATCTTTGTCTACAACAATCTCATTGCTTGGGCGCATTCCTTCACTGTCAAAACCTTTGATGATTGATAAGTTTCCCATGTTTACTCCGGTTTAACTGGCCATTCTACGTTGATTAGCGTACCATTTTCATCTATTGCAACATTAGCAGAATTTTCTGGTAAATCTCTCAATGATTGTCTGTATGCTATTTGTTCTTCTGTTAATGGTGTTCCATCCAATGCACGGCTTGTCCACCAATCTACTTCTGTGAGTTTGCGGTCTCTTTCAATACGGAGAAGTCTGATTGGTTCTGCTGCTTCTAGTTCTGCAATTTTTTCTTGGATTTCTTCTTCGGATGGTTGTGCATTATTTAAATCGTTCCATATAATATTATTTCCTCTTGTTCCAAATGAAGAATTCGGTCTTAAAATTTTGATAGCATCTACTATACTTATTTTCATACTGCTATCTCCATTATAGTCATTGTTGCTCCTACCTTTGCCATCTCTGACAAGGCATTTGAATAACCAGACCTATAATTTACATATACAGTGTTTCCACCACTAGTGTATGGATTATCAATTACAACTCTATAAGTTATACTTGTATTTTTGGGTTGATTGGGTGAATGTCTAATTGTTCCATAAAAATCTTCATCACTATATGAATCATTCGGAGGATAAATCCATCTACCATATGTAACTTCTCCAACAGAAGTATAGCTAGGATGTTTATTTCCTTTTGATATTAAACTATTATAATTATCTAAAGAACAAAAGATTCCTGCTCCCCAATTATATGCACCATTTGGGTCACTGTTAGTACAACCGGCAAAATAATTGTTAATTATAAATATGCTATTATCTTGTTTAGTTGTTATTGTTAGTTCTAAATCTGTTAAAATTCCAGCATGACTGTTATCTACTCTAGTGGATTGAGTCCCAAAATCCCAACCTGCTGTAGTGCTTGTATAACTAAATGTAGCAGGATCTAAAAATTCACTATACTTAACCTGAATCACATGCCCAGCAGGAAACGTCACACCACTTGGTATGCTTGCTACTCCATTTGTTTCTGTGAAAACAGTTGTGTTATTCAGTTTAAGTGTTGCCATTATGCTGGTTTCTCCGGCCAAGTAACATTTGTCAAGTTACCATATTCATCTAATTCTGGTGTTGCGGTGTTCGGCAAGTCTCTCAATGCTTGTCTGTATGCTGCCCACTCCGCATCATTTGCAAGAGTGACATCACGATTTTGTGTCCAATCTGTTTGTTGGAGTAGTCTGGTTCTTTCTCTTCTCATTAAATCGAATGCTTTATTTTCTTTATATTCCTCATCAGTAATAACTTGACCATCAACTATTTTACAATATTCTAGAGATCTTTCTGGCAAACTATCATCAGAAACGATAATAGTATTTTTCAAATTATTTTTAATTACATATTCTTGAACCCTATTGTAATCTTCAGAACCCGCAATGCAAATGCTGGAGACTGAACCTTCTTGATTTGTGTGTAAAATTAAATAATTCATGCTACACTCCACAATGAAACCCAAATTATTTCTGAATCAGACCTTGTTGTGGCAGCAACATCACACGTTGTAAATGTAAAATACGTTGAATTATAAACAAAATAATAACCACTGAAACCACTCATTCCCATTACATGATTGCCAGACCTTGAATTATTTGTATCGGTGTCTATATGCCATGCATAACTAGTATCTACCGCTGATGCAAATGTTAGTGTATAATTTCCAGTAGTATTTCTGGTAATACTTGAATAATTACCCCACCATTTCATAACAGAACCTGTGTTGCCATTAAATTGTACCGTGACAAACGGACCAACTGAATGCCAAGTTGAACCAGATAAACTATTCGTATTATAGTATTCTAATGATTTTAAATCAGTATTATATCTTATCATACCAACTGCAGGAGTTGATGGTCTTTGTGCTGATGTTCCTGCGGGCAATTGATTCAATCCAAGAGCAGTTTTAGTTGCTTCTGGTATCACAACATTTGTGTGCATTTCCGGCATATTGTTTGCCGTTTGGGTAAATAAAGTTTTACCTCCGAGTTGTATCTCTGATGCCATTATTGTATCCTATATCCCCAAAACGTTGTTAATCTTTCTACTTCTTCCCAACCACTAGTTAGAGTATAATCACTCATTTTAGACAGGACTGTGCTATCAGTTTGGTCTACCGAATTTAAAAAATAAAAAATTTCTAAATAATCACCTGCATTTAAATTCATAATTGTTGTCAACACATTAGAATGATGTGCTATATCATTTCCGGACCATCTGTTTGCCACACCCTCATAATTAGAACCATTTTTTCTCAGATATAAATGGTCATCTCTTAAATTTGTATCTGTCTCTGCCCATCCAGTAACTCTGGCATTTATTTGATAAGTGCCACTACAACCACTAGGTATTGTGTATCTACCAACAAATGAGGAAATATCAAAAGAACTGTGAGTGTCTATATCTATTGTATCATATGATACTTTTACATATGTTTGGTCGGTAAAATTAGTTTGTTTTGTGCCTAAGTATGCAAAAAATGCAGGATGATTATTATAAGATATTTCACCAACATTGGTCAAATCTATATTACCATTGTTCTCTGTACCCAATGTTATATTTCCAAGTTTGAGGACTCCGCTCACGGTGCGTTATTCTCCATTTCTTGTTGCGCTTCCAGATTTCTATCTGCGGCAGTTTTCACCCAACCACGTTCAAATGCAATGGCAACAATTTGTTCTTTGTCACCAGGCATTGATTCGCCTGCTGCGATGAACTTGTCTACTGCAAGTTTTACAATTTCATCAATGGCAATACGACAACGATTGTGTACAACATTGTCTATCCAATCTTGTTGACTTGCTGCGGCATATGCCAATGCTTTGTCTTCTGTTTCTGTAAGTGTAATTGTGTAGTTCATTTTTTTCCTTGTGTATAATAATTTAACCTAAAAAGTATCCGCAGAAACTGCTGTAATTGGCATCCCAATAAAAATGATTATAGGTTGAATTAATTTCTAGTTCTACATAATCATCAGCACTCAAAGATATTATTTTTGTAGCACTAGCAACTTTATCATTATTTGTTGTCGAATAAATTTGTGTCCAATTTATATTAAACACAAAACTACTACCGTTTTTTATAAACTGAATAAGACCATAATCACCGCTAGAGCCTGACAAAATAGAAAAGCTAAATAGGTATTGTCCTGCGATTGGGGCCGTAAATCGAGAACCATTAAAATGATTACCTGTATTAAGGGTTATATTACTAAAAGAAGGAATACTACCCCCTGCAAAATATTCACTACCGCCTTCGTTAGCGTGTGCCATAAAAGCAGGTTGATATGGCATCGTGACATGGCCACTCGAATCAATGTTAACACCTTCTAACCCGCCTACCTGAATTCCTGTATCCTTAATTTTTAATCCATCAATCGTTACACCAGAACCAGTAGTGCTTTCGGAGATTGTATCAGTTATCACACTATCAAAAGCACCAGTTCCAGAATTATACTTACTCTCAAAACTTGTTAGATCGTTAGCAAGATCTAGAACTTTACTCATTTTTGCTCTAACTGTTGTTGTGCTTCTAGATTTCTATTTATTTCAATAAGTGTAATTGTGTAGTTCATTTTTAACCCTTAGATGATGTTCAATGTGCCTTCAACATTTAATGTACCAGTGAAGTTGATTGGACCTGCAAAGAATGCATTATATCCTGCAGGAACGTTTAAATCTGCTGTATATTCGTTTTTGTTCATATAATACTTAGCATCAACCTTTTCAAGATTTATTGCCTGTCCTCCTGTAATATTTACATCACTTCTTTCCAGCACATTACTACTTGGAACACTATATCCAATGATTTCTATTACATCATCATTTTGTAAAGTTATTGATGATGTTGATATTCTGACATCAGAACCATTTGTAGCAATATAATCTGAACTAGCCATATTTATGCCACGTATAACAACTGTAATATTACCAGGTGTATAGTTTACATAGAAAGTATAGTATCCTGAATTTGTTGAAGTATCAGCATGAGAACCTAGATATTCCTTATGGTCTATAAGTGATCTGGTATTTGTATTTCTAGCTGATGATCCTATGTATGCCATATTTTTTAGATACCCAATCTTGTTTTATTGTCTTTATAAAATTCTCTATGAATTAAGTACATTTCTTGTAAAAAATTATATAAATGATTTACATTAGGTGTTTTTTTGTTTTGTAGTAATTCCTCACAACTGCTTATATAATCATGAACATAATATTTTGCTGCCATAGGATGAATACCCCATTGTTCTAAATGTCCAAAAGTTCCTCTTGTTATCACTCCGTGTTGGGTTACATCTTGAATTGCTTGCTTAAAGGCAGTTTTAATATGATCCTCAATACTCGCCTCATTCATTTGTTCATCAGTAATATCATCGGGTATGTTAAAACTTTCTTTCATTTTTTGTGCAGCATTATAATAATGTTTTATTTCACTGATGGAATTTTGAACATAACCTTCTAATTTAACATAATCAGTTTGATTTTTGTTTAATTTTATTTCTTCTAATTCAGTTAAATTTGTTTGATTTTGTAATTCGTTAATTTTAACTTTTAATTTTTTTAACTTATAATAACTTTGAACAACACCTTCCATTCTGCTGTTAATTTGTGAATAACACTGTTTATACCAAATTAAAGGACTATCTCCACTGAATAATAAATTACCAATTTCTAACTCATGTTTAGTTTGTGGAGTACCGATAATTCTTTTCATATACTCTACTTTATTCACATAAGGAGAAATTTCATCTCTTATTTCTGTAAGATTTTTATCTAAATTCTCTAAGTCAAAATTTTTCTTCTCAATCAAATCCATATTATTCTCCATTATACGCCTGGCCCTCTAGTTGCAGTTCCAGATGTTACACTTGTTGATCCAAAATATGTCACAGTTCCACCTGAACTTATACTAAATTTTTGCCATCCACTTGCTGAACCTCCGTGAAAACACAAATCATCTCTATCAGAAACATTAACACCACTACCAATACCTGTAATACCTAACCAGTTATTTGTTTGAGTATTTGTTGAAAATTGATATCTATTAATTTGATTCAAATGGTTATAAGGAGAATTTCCATAATTCCCACTTACACAATTATATGTGTCATTACCTGCTGCTTGCATGACATACATTACGCTTGGTAAAGCAGGTCCACTTGTCACTGAACATGAACTCATACTTGTTCTCCACGTAGCATTTGTTCTGTTACTATTATTATCTCCGGCTCCTGCTTGAATATAATCATTGTAATCACTTCCGCAGAAACCTAATCTAGTTCCTGTTACGGTTCCAGCACCACATTGCGATGAACTAGCACTTGCATAACTTTGTTTAGTTTGCTGTTGGGTATTTGTACTTCCGTTAAAACCACCATAATACATTAGGTAATCTTGATTACCATCTGCCATACCATTGTGATGTGTGAATGCTGTGTTTCCCCAAGTTGTCGCATTTGCATTTGTACTAAGATCTTTTATATCACTATTAGTTGTATTTACTCCAGTAAAACAACTACAGATCATTTTATAGTAATTAGTACCTCCACATGCTCCTCCTGAGTTTGTTGTACTTAAACTTCCGTAAGAAACTTCATTGCTCATTGTAGCAAATGATCTTTTATGAAAATCTTGAGTGTAAACCCCACCAACCAACCAGGCATTTACAGCAAGAGTTGCTGAAGTATCTAGTAGTGTTAAATTTAATGCTAAACTTCCAGTAGGATTTGATGCACTATCAGAACTTGCTAAAGTGATGGTTATTGTTTCAGGACCCTCTACTGTTAAATCAGCATTGAAAGAAAAAGAAATAGTTGCTTGATTATTATTAATAGTAAAAGATCCTGTCAAATTACCTGCGGTTATATCGTTACTATCTATTCCAGTAACTGTATATCCTACAGTAGTTCCGTCTACAATATTTCTACTGTTTAATGTAATATCAATAGTATCTGATTCACCAGGATTATAATTTGAACTAATCATTGATGTATATGCTGCCTGATCGGTATCAAAAATTTCTTGATATGAACATATAGCTTGTAAATCATAATCTTCACTCGCAACAACAGAAAGATAATCACCTTCTTCAAGATATATTTGATTATCTTTTGATATAACAACTAAAGAAGATTTTGCAGGAACTGGACAGGTATTTACAATTTTATAACCAGTTCCATTTTTATATAAAATGACAGTTACATCCGCCGAATCTGTACCATCTACATTACTTACTATCATTGATTGTAATTGTAAAACCTGGTGCGATGCTGGACCATTCGATAAAATTATTGATTCATTAATTGTCAAATTTTGTGCAAATGTTTTATAATATAGTCCACCGACTGAAAAAATATTAGGTATAGTCATTATGGATTCTCCGAATGGTCAACTAAATGACCATGATTAGATAATTCTGGCCAAACAATATTGAAAACATCTTCTTGATTTGTCACATCTCTTAGTGCCTGCATAAAATTGTCAAGTTCAACTATATCATCAGTATGTTCAAGACCTAATCTTTCTTCACTCTGATATCTAAAAATTCTCCATTCAACATTTCGCATTATTTCATCTCTTGTTTTTCTAACAATGCGCCATTCATTCTCTAATTCAATATCATCTAAAGGAGTGACAATCCAACCGTTTTCAGTCCATCTGGCCTTCTCATATCTTGTTGTTTCTGGTTTATCTTCTACTTCAATCCATCCTGCATCAGTTAATTCATCAATACTAAAAGTATCTCTATTTGTTCTTGTTATACCATTCGATAATCTTATTCTATTTGGAACATATTGAGGCTCTCCGCCTTTGTAAGAATATAATTTTAATAAATTTGGTGTTTGATTCATTTTTTTACTTCTTTTAAATAATTGTCATAGTTTTTTCATATAAAATACCCTCTTCAGCAGTTTCAACTCTTACAATAAAAGTTCTTCCGATTTCTGCTGTGGATCTAACAATGGCAATAGTGCCTAAACTAATATTAGTTAATATTCCCGTACTATTAGTAGAAACTAAAGTATTCACAGGAGTAACGTTGATCAGATCATCACTATTCGTATCACCAATAGGAATTATTATTACCGTAAATGTTCTTTCAACATGATAACCTACAGCATCAATTCTAGCAGCATAAGCATTACCCCTTGCCGCTACACCAGAATCCAAATTAGAACCTGTTATATAAAATCCTACCGGATAAGGTTTGCCAGTTGCTTTTACTGTGTATAAATCATATAACTCAGAAATTCCTTTTAATTCGGTAGCACTTGGTATAATTTCATCTTTATAAAGATATCTAAAATTTCTTCTTGGCATATTAGTAAATATTTATAAATCGTATGTTAATGTACTAGGAAATGCTCTTCCATTTCCCCATATTATTCTAACAGCGCCTTGACCTCCCATACCAGCGCCCCCATAGTAAATAGATGCATGACCTCCTCCGCCTCCACCATATAATCCTCCATGCTGTCCACTATACTGACTAACACCAGAACCTCCTCCCGAACCTCCTTGTCCTCCTCCTCCGTTTCCTATACCACTAGATCCTTGACCCCAAATACCCACTCCTCCTCCTCCGCCACCGCCTCTGTATGGATGACCACTTCCAGTATCTGCTCCACCACCTCCAGCACCGCCTCCTCCAGAACCATTATCTCCGTTGTTTGGGTATGCTCGACCATTACCACCATTTCCAGTATAACCTCCAGCACCGCCCCCTCCTGCGCCACCATTACCACTACAACCACTTGTTATACTTGATCCCCCATTGCCACCTCCACTGGTTCCATAATCAGTGGTCACAGTATAAGTGCCTCCAGAAATAGTTTGACAATACCTACCAGGATTTCCTCCTCTGGCAATGATGATATTAGGATCCATAAAATAACTATTACCTCCACCAGTTGAACCTGAGCTATAATATCCCCAACTACCTCCAGAACCTACAACAACTGTATATGTTTGACCTGGTGTTGTAGGAATATCATTACACCATGCCAAAGCACCGCCTCCTCCCCCATTCATGGAAAAAGTATACGTGGCAGAACTTCCACTATAAGTCATACCACCTCCTCCTCCTCCAATACAAACTACACAAACAGAATACACACCTGCTGGACATGTCCAACTATATGTTCCTGAATTTGTGTATTGAACCTGACCATTTGGAATTATCAATACCTCCGCATCTATATCAACTGATACACCAGATGGTAATGTGACAGTTATGGTATCTATTTGTTGATTTGTTCCTGTTCCATTACCAGTTACTGTCAATTCTGCATGTCCATTTTCAAATGTTATTGTGCTGGGTAATGAAGTCAAAACACCATCACCAGATACACTGATTGATGCTACTAATGATTCTAAAGTATTAGTAGAAAAAGAAATGACAAATGATCCTGAACTACCGATAAGAAGAGGTTGTGATAAAGAATATGTTATAGCATCTAAATTTACTGTAGGAAATGATAATTGATCTGTGTATTGTTTGTATTCTATATCAACATTTATTGTGTTATCAGCAGAAGAAATTGCCCATATTTCACTTATACTATCATCGTCTAAAGACAAATATATAGGATTATCTGAATTTATTATTTCCTGTCTTTTTGTTTTAATTTCTAAATCTTTTACAATTGCAAAAAAATCATTTGAATCATATTTTCTTGCATAAAATGAAACAGTAACATCATCATCGGTCATTTTATTGGCAATTATATTTGTGATG